GCCGCAATATCTATTCTGGCACGGGTGCTATGATCCCCGGCTATCGGGCGAATGTCCGCAGCACCGATGATGCTGTTCTGGGTGTGGTATCCGACCGCTACCGCATTGTGCAGAACGAAGAAGCGTTCCAGTTCACCGATGATCTGCTGGGTGAGGGCGTCACTTATGAAACTGCTGGCTCCTTGCAGGGCGGCAAGAAGGTCTGGATGCTGGCGAAGCTGCCGGAGAAGTACATCATCGCTGGAGACGAAGTGACCCCATATCTTGTGTTCTTCAACAGTCACGATGGTAGTTCTGGTGTCAAGGTCGCTATGACCCCGGTTCGTGTGGTTTGCCAGAACACGCTGAACCTTGCACTGAATAACGCAAAGCGTATTTGGACTGCCCGCCATACCGAAAATGTTCTGCTGCGTGTACAGGACGCTCGTGAAACGTTGCAGCTTGCCAACGGCTATATGGCAGAACTGGGCAAAGGCATCCATGAGCTGACCACCATCAAGCTGTCTGACCGCAAGGTGCAAGAGTTCATCAACGAGTTCTTCCCCATCACGGAAGACTTAACCGATGGCCAGCGAAAGAATAATCTGCGCTTGCAGGAAGATTTGAAGGCTCGCTACTATAATGCACCCGATCTGGCGTGGGTCGGAAAGAACGGCTGGCGGTTCGTAAACGCTGTTTCGGATTTTGCCACCCATGCAGACCCCATCCGTAAGACCCGGAACTACAACGAAAACCTGTTTCTGCGTACCGCAGAGGGCAATCCCATGATCGACAAGGCTTACAAGATGGTGCTGGCAGCAGCATAACGGAGGACGTATGAACGATGTGAGCAACCGGGCTGTCCGGGAGTTTTCTGAGTTCCTGAACAGCATTGAAGCCGATTTCCCGAAGCCGACTTGCACCACGGCATACGAGATCACGATGAAAAGCACCATTGTCAGTGCCTTGATTACGCTGGATACCGAAAAGCAGATGGACGAGCGTTTCTGGAACCATCTCCGGGTACAGCGGAACATTCTGGATTTCCTGTATACCCTGTGGCTGGACGATGACCGCACCTTGGTGGATGAGTTTTCCACTATTATTAGAGACTTGGTGGAATGTGATTTCTCCATTGTAGAAGAACACATGAAAGAGAGGTTGAATATTGCATGAAAAGGCTTGTATCTACATTGAATTTGACCAAAGAAGATTGGCTCCGTTACCGCAAATGCGGCATTACTGGCACCGATGCCGGAGCCATCCTTGGTCTGAACCCGTATCGTTCTGCTTTTCAGGTTTATCACGATAAAATTAGCGATACCGTTGAAAACATCGACAATGAAGCTATGCGGCAGGGCCGCGATCTGGAAGAGTATGTGGCGCAGCGATTTACCGAAGCAACTGGCCTGAAGGTACGCCGTGCAAATGCCATCTACCAGAGCGAGGAACATCCGCTGCTTCTGGCAGACTTTGACCGCCTGATCGTTGGGCAGAAAGCTGGATTGGAGTGCAAAACGGTTTCGCCCTTCTCTGCGGACAAGTGGGCAGATGGAAAAATCCCGGCTCATTATCTGGCGCAGGTTGACCACTACTTAGCCGTCAGCGGTTTCGACTGCTGGTATGTGGCAGCTCTGATTTTCGGCAGAGAGCTGGTGATCCACAAGATCGTGACAGATAAGCAGGTGCTTTCTGATCTCATTGATAAGGAAGAACTTTTCTGGACGAACCATGTTGTGCCCCAGATTCCCCCTGCACCCAACGGTTGCGATTGTGACACCCAGCAGATCAACCAGATGTATGAGGTAGACAACCGGGACAAGACCGCTGACCTGAGTGCTCTGCATGGACTTCTGGATAAGCGGCAGGAGCTTTCTGATCAAATCGAGCAGATGGAACAGGAGAAAACGGCTATCGAACAGCAAGTTAAGCTAAAAATGCAGGATGCTGCCTATGGCACAGCACCGGGCTATAAGGTATCGTGGGTGTCCTCCGAAAGCAAGCGTGTGGATTCCCAACGTCTGCGGAAAGAGCAGCCGGATATTTTCAACCAGTACAGCAAAAATGTAAGCAGCCGCAGGTTTACCATCGTTCATGCGGCATAAAACTTTGTATATGGCGGCAGGGAGTGACTTCTCTGCCACCTTTTTTCTTGGAGGTTTGATTATGGCTACGGAAAATCCATTCGTAAAATTATTTGCTATCGACTTCAAAGATCATCTGGAAGTCAAGAAGTCCGGCAATACGGAATTAAAATATGTAAGTTGGGCGTATGCTTGGGCTGAGGTGAAAAAGCTGTATCCCTCTGCCAGCTATGAAGTCAAGAAATTCAACGGCCTGCCCTATGTTTATGACCCCATAACCGGCTTCATGGTATACACCTCGGTCACGATTGAGGGCGTTTCGCACGAAATGTGGCTGCCGGTACTGGATGGCGCAAACAAAGCCATGAAAGCCGTGCCTTATACCTACACCACCCCGAAATGGGACTACAATCCGCAGACCCGCCGCCGTGAAAAGATCGGCATGGAAGAACGCACCGTAGAAGCAGCCTCCATGTTCGATGTGAATAAGGCTATCATGCGGTGCTTGGTGAAGAACCTTGCTATGTTTGGGCTGGGCCTGTACATTTATGCCGGAGAGGATTTGCCGGAAGATGCTGCACCGCAGCCGGAGGCAGAACTGAAAAAGCAGCCGAAACCGAAATCAACCAACCAAAAGCAGGAACAGACGCCCATGCCCTGTATTTGTGTCCGCTGTAATCAGTCCATCAAGAGAGTTAAGTTGAAAGATGGCTCCATCATGCAGGCGGCAGAGTTTGCAGCCACCCCCATGAGGGAATGTGCGCGGACTGCTATAAGGCTACAAGGCTAAACGTAGCATAAGGAGAAGGATATTTTACGATGAAAGAAGAAAAAATCAAAGTCCTTGCGCTCCTGCCGATGGAACTGCCAAAGGAAATCGAACTGAACAACACCCTTGAAGCCATGCAGAAATTTGTAGGCGGGCTGATCGAATGTATCACATTGAGTGACACCAGTTCAGCGGTCACACTGGTCTGCAATGATGAGGGCAAGCTGCTTGGCCTGCCGCTCAATCGTCCGCTGTGGGATGGAGCCGATGTTCTTGCCGGGCCGGGATTTCTGGCCGGATGTGACAACGAAGGGAATCTGACTTCTCTGCCGCAGAGTGCAATGGATTTCTACAAAGAGAAATTCAGAGCTTTTATCATTGAAATTTAAGGAGGAACGCCTTATGACCTTTAATGCAATGACCGAACGTTACGAAGAAATCACGGTTTGCGGAAAGCCTGCGCTGTTCACCAGCATCCGCATCAAGAGAGATACCATCCCGGATGGTCTGTACGCCTACGATGTCCGGCACGACGATGAGTGCCGGGGCATCCCTTGTGAAATCACGCCCTTTGTGATGGTCAACCACTGGGGCACCATCATCCTTGCGGAACCGCTGGAACTGCCGGACGGTGGGCGGCGATATATTAACGAGGACACCGACTGGAACTACGCTCCGTTTGGAGGAACAGAGAAAAATCAAAAGCCATGTGTCACAGCGGAAGAATTTATAAAGACCTATGTGAAGCAGGAATAACAGAAAACTTGTGCCGGAAAGGTATTAAAAATGCCGTTCGTCATTTTAGCGTTATCAATCTGCTAAGATAAATTGCCAAATCTCGCTGTAATTGATACTTTTCTGCACCTACGGCATTTTTGATACAGAAAGAAAAAGTTATGAGTATTTATGGCTATTGCAGAATTTCCACTGCAAAACAGAGTATCGACCGCCAGATCCGCAACATCAAGGCAGAATACCCGACTGCCCACATTGTACAGGAAGCCTACACCGGCACATCCATTTTTCGCCCGGAATGGCTGAAGCTCTACCGGATTCTGAGAGCCGGAGATGTGGTAGTGTTCGATTCGGTGTCCCGGATGTCCAGAAATGCAGAAGAAGGTTTTACTCTGTACGAAGACCTTTACCACAAGGGCATCCGGCTGGTGTTCTTGAAAGAGCACCACATCGACACCGAGACCTACAAAAAAGCCCTGTCCGGCAGCATTGCCATGACAGGGACAAATGTGGACTTCATCTTGAAGGGCATCAACGAGTATCTGATGGCCTTGGCAAAAGAGCAGATCAAACTGGCCTTTGAGCAGTCCGAAAAAGAAGTTGCCGATCTGCACCAGCGCACCCGTGAGGGCCTTTTGACCGCCCGGCTGAACGGCAAGCAGGTTGGCCGCAAAAAGGGTGTTGGATTTGAAACGAAAAAAGCCAGAGAAGCCAAGCAGATCATCCGCACCCACTGCAAGACCTTTGGCGGTACATTGGATGACATGGAGTGCATGAAATTGACTGGACTTGCCCGGAATACCTATTATAAGTATAAGAGGCAGATTCGAGAGGACGCTGAAAATGAAGGATTGACTTCTATGTAGAAGAAGCGCTACAAAAGCGGACAGAAGGAACACGATACATTCAAAATGAGAATGCCGTGTTCCTTTTTTTGTGGCTTGTGTAGGATGGACAACCATACCGTCCAGCCAAATCCGTATAATGAGGGCAGAAAAGTGATGGAATCATAAAAAAGAAGGAGAAGAGCGTATGAAAAAATTTTTGATGGTGCTGTTGAGCATTGCATTTGTGCTGAATCTTGCGATTGTGATTGGGCTGATTGGCGGATATGGTTCGCCACGCCGGGCGCTTTACACCATCACAGACGAGTTGATGAACAGT